TCAACTCGACATATTGAAGTAGATATTGCCGATAAAGTGAATACAGCTTATAAATTCAGGGGAGACTCTGTTTTAAAAGCAATTCAGGATTATCAGACAACTATTTCAGAACGCATGACAGACAAGATGTATGCTGCTTTAGGTGTTTTACCTCTAGATGCAATTCTTGCTGGCGTTGATGGTGTTCAGGGTATTAATGCTATGGCATTTAATACTTCTGCAGGATTTCCTTTAGTCGGAACCAAAGAGAGATATACAGCTCTATCGGACCGATATGTTGAAGGAATTTCCTGTCCTCGTGACGTTGATCCACTCATTGTAGAGGAGATGGAACGTATGGAGGAAATACTTGCTCGTGGGGATCGTGTTAACATGGTTTTTAAAGGAGCCTTGAAAGACGAACCCACAAAAATGACTAAAGATAAAGTACGAGTTTTTGCTGGCTGCAATATGGCTGCCACAATGCTTGTACGTAAATATTTCTTGTCAATTTCTGCTTTAATGCAGGTTAATAAAGAATTATTTGAATGTGCAGTTGCAATTAATCCTTGCTCACCCGAGTGGACTAAAATGATGAAACATATTTATAGATTTGGGGAAAGCAGAGTTATTGCTGGAGATTATAAATCGTTTGATAGACGTATGTCTCCGAGATTTATGCTCGCTGCATTCGACATTTTGATCGGTCTTGCCAAAGAATCAGGTCAGTATGATGATCGTGATATTATGATTATGAAAGGACTCGCAACTGAGATTTGCAATCCTACTTATGATCATTTTGGCACTTTAGTACAATTTTTTGGATCTAATCCATCTGGCCATCCACTAACTGTTGTTATCAACTCTGTAGTTAATTCGCTTTATATGCGTTATTGCTATTATGAGATTGCACGACAAGATAAGTGGTGGCGCATCCCAAGGTTTAACAAAGTAGTATCTTTGATGACCTATGGTGATGATAATATTATGTCCGTTAAGGAAGGATTCGATAGTTATAATCACACTCGCATTGCAGAAGTTTTTGATGCTGCGGGTATTACTTATACTATGGCAGACAAAGAAGCTGAGTCTGTTCCTTTTATTAATGGTCGCGATGCTGGATTCCTTAAGCGTGATGCTATTTGGGATACAGAATTGCAGTTATATCGTGCTCGTTTAGATGAACAATCTATTTCTAAATCATTACACACACACTTAGAATCAAGTGCCATTACAGAACAACAGCATTGTGCGGAAGCCATTATTGGAGCCGCCGATGAGTAT